AGACGCTCCAACTGCTGTACCGCGAAGCTTACCTGAACAACATCGGAATCATGGACGCTAAGCGCAAGGACACAGGGGAGACTGACCTGATCCTCGTTAAGCTAGAACCTACTGCGGAGGGTAAGATTAACAGTTACCCCCTCGCCAAAATCTTCAACGCCGAAGAAGCAATGAACTACCTAGCGCCGGATGGACGTGGCGGCTGGGTTGGGGAGCCCAAGAATGAAGATGACAGCCCAGCAGATTCAGCAAATAACTGAGGGCTACCGCGCCGGGATGCACGACGCCGAGATCATGGAGATTCTCGGCGTTTCTCGTGGCCGTTTTGAGCGAGCCTACGCAAACGATAGGGATTTTCAAGAATTCATTGATATGGGCCGCACTCTAGCCGAAGCTTGGTGGATGCGTAAGGGCCGAGAAGGACTGAGCGAAACGAAGTTTAACACGAATCTATGGATGTTCATTGCTAAGAACCGCTTTGACTGGGCGGAGAAGCTGGATACGCGGAATAGCCCGAATGCTCCTCAGGACATTACGGACATCAAGAAGCGCGTCGCCGAGCTAATGCGGAAGAAGGGAGAAGAGTTGACGGGTGTTGACCTTCTCGAACGTATGGACCTCAAGGACACTAGTCACTAATGGCCTATGATGACGCCGTAGTAGAAGAGCTAGCCTACCTCAAAGCAGAGTGGGAACGCCTTCTTCCCTTTGCCGGCACTGAGAAGTGGTTCGGCGCCGGCCCGTATTCCATTGACAACTGCCCCAAGCACAAAGAGTTCTTTGCTGCTGGGGCTAAGTACCGCGAACGCCTGTTCATGGCGGCTAACCGCGCGGGTAAGTCGGTGGCCGGGGCTTACGAGACTGCCTGCCACCTGACGGGAAACTACCCGGACTGGTGGGAGGGCAAGCGTTTTGATAAGCCAACCTTAGTCTGGGCGTGCGGTAAGACGGGCACAACCACCCGCGATACCGTCCAGAAAGAGCTTCTCGGGCCCCTAGGCAGCCTCGGGACGGGCATGATCCCCGCTGATTCTATCATCCGCACGTACGCCAAGCCCGGCATTCCTAACGGAATCGACACGGTGCTGGTCAAGCACAAGTCCGGCGGTACCTCGGTGTGTACTTTTAAGTCCTACGACCAAGAAGTTAGGGGCTTTCAGGGTACGGCTCAGCACGTTATCTGGCTAGACGAGGAGTGCCCGGACGATATCTACGGCGAGTGCATGATTCGTACGATGACTACCAAGGGAATCATCTACGACACCTTCACTCCGCAGAGCGGACTGACTAATTTCATCCTGACCTACCACAAAACCGCTGACCTTCTAGCCGGAGCACGCAGCATTACCGCCGAAGAGGCGGACGAACGCGCCAAAGACGCGGTTCCCCGCTACCGCTGCGTCATTCAGGCGGGCTGGGACGACGCTCCTTGGCTAGATGCCGACGAAAAAGAGCGCATGTTGCAGAAGGTGGAGCCCCATCTACGTGACGCGCGCTCCAAAGGCATCCCAAACATCGGCGAAGGTAACGTCTACCCCCTTACTTGGGACGAAGTTCAGTGCGAATCCTTCGAGATTCCTGCTCACTGGAAGCGAATCTATGGGATGGACGTGGGCTGGAACTACACTGCGGCTGTTTTCCTAGCCATTGACCCTGAAACTGACGCCGCTTACGTCTACGCCGCCTACAAAGGCGAAAAGAAGCGCCCAGAAGAGCACGCAGCGCGCATTAAAGACCTCGCCAAGGGGTGGATACCGGGTACTATTGACCCGGCCTCGCGCGGGCGCTCACAGACGGATGGTAGTCAGCTACTTTCCATTTACCGGCAGCACGGTCTACGCCTGCATCTGGCGGATAACGCTGTAGAGTCCGGGGTCCAGACAGTCTGGGACCGGCTTAGTAACGGGAAGCTCAAGATTTTCAAGCACCTCCACGGTCTTCGTGAGGAATATATGATCTACCGCCGCGAAAACGGGCGGATTGTCAAAGAGCATGACCACTTGCTAGACGCTCTGCGTTACGCGGTCATGGAAATCAACCGGGCACGGGCACAACACATGCTCTCCCCCCTAGACACACAAGGAGAAGGCGGTGGCAAACGGTATTTCTGAGCCAGTCGAGCAAGAAGAGACTTACGAAACCTATTCTGGTGGCGAAGCTGAGCTAGAACTAGAGGATGCCCCCACCCCTGAAGACGAGGAGAGTAAAACCCGCGCCGCCCTTGATTCTCTGGCGCAGGAGATTGAGGGTAAGTTCACAACCCGTAAGTCTAAGCGTCAGATCAAGGAGCAGCAGTGGCTAGAAGCGGAGCGGATGTACCTCGGCTCCATAGCTAACCAGACTTACGCCAGCCCCGACAAGCCTATGGACCGGGGCACTAGCACTACCAAGATTCCAGAGTTCAACGTCGTAGCTACGCGCTGCGACACCGCCATTTCGGTACTCTGGGCTAAGCAGTTTGCTGGCGGTGACCGGAACTGGCAGCTACGTCCTAGCGATAAGCCCTCTTCTCAGGAAGGCACGAGCATCCCGTACGTTCAGGCGGCTATGGCGTGTGAGCTTATGGAAAAGACCATCCAAGATCAGCTAGCTCGCGGGCGCTGGGGCCAGCAGATGCGTATGGGCATCGAGGATATGGTGGTCAAGGGCACCCTGATTGTAAAGAGCCCGGTTAACGGCGGTGAGATGTACACCCGCTACGAGCAGCTAAGCAATGAGGGTAACCCCATCTACGCTCCGCGCGTAGCCCAGAAGGATTTCCCGTGCGCCAAGCGCGTTGACCCGTGGTTCTTCTTCCCCGACGAAACCGCCGTCACGATTAAGCAAGCAAAGGACGCCATCGTCCTGCACCCCATGTCAAAGGAACAGCTAGCTGCCCTTAAGCTAGATGAAACTTTCGACGCCCAGAACATTGACGAAGCTTTGATGCAGCCTCCGGCTGACGAGAACGCCGATACGTACTTCGGGTTCACCACCCTCACAGATTCGTCATCAGACGCCATGCGCGGTAAGTACAAGGTACTAGAATACCACGGCCCACTTACTGTAGATCAGATGGGAGCGCTGGGTATTGAGAAGACCTACGAATCCCCGTCAAAAGACTACTTCGCTGAGGTGTGGGTGTGCAACGGCAAGGTCCTCCGCGCCGAGCTTTCCAACATCGAGGGCGCTAACTGCGTTCCGTTTGCTGTCTGCGTGTGGAAGCGTGATCCGTCTAGCGTCTTCGGCATCGGCCTAGCCACTGTCCTGAGCGATCCTCAAAAGGTCATCAACAAGACCTACGAGATGATTATGGACAACAGCGCCATCTCATCCGGAAGCCAGCTTGTCATCGACAAGACCAAGATTACCCCGGCGAACGGCGAGTGGGTGATGCGCCCCCAGAAGATTTGGTTTAACAACGAGTACGACACCGACGTCACCAAAGCCTTCTACGAATTTACCCCCATTAACGTAACCCAGCAGCTAGTTGGGTTCCTGAATCTAGTCCGTGAGTTTGCCCAAGAAGAGGCAGCCGTACCGTTCTTCATGCCGGGCACTCAAAGTGGTATTGCCAACGATACTGCCTTTGGTACTAAGCAGATCATGGACCAGAGCACCACGGTCATTGACCACTACAACGAGCGTCTAGACGACGAGGTAGTGGCTAAGGTCATCTCTGGGTTCTACGCTTGGAACATGCAGTATAACCCAGACCAGTCGATCAAGGGTGACTTTGAGGTAGATGTATCCTCAAGTTCTGACGAGCGTTCAGCCGCCATTTATCTTGGCGAGCTAGAGAAGCTGGCTATTCTGTCCAGCCAAGACCCGGACATGGCCCAGCTTATCGACAAGCGGGAGCTAACTAAGGCCCGCCTTCGGGCTATGAAGCTACGGGATCAGGGGATCATCAAGTCAGACGAGCAGCTACAGGCTGAGGCTGAGCAGGCTGCCCAGAACCCGCCACCCCCAGACCCGGCCATGATGGAGCTACAGCTAAAGGGGCAGGAGATAGAAGTCAAGAAGCAGGAGCTAGAGCTTAAGCAGCAAGAACTCCAGCTTCGTATCCAGCAGGAGATGAGGCAGGCACAGATGGACCACGACGAGCGTATGGCTGCCGCCTACGCCCGCCTACGCGAAGCCGAGGCTCAAGTCCTGTCGTCCCAGAACGAGGAGCGTGTGGCGATGATGAAGCTAGCCGCTGCCTCGGAGCAGCACCGCGATAAGCTGATGGTTGAACTACAGAAGACTAACCAGATTGAGGCCACCAAGAAGTTCCTAGCCGGGATTAACCTGACCAAGGATTTCGAGAAGGTTGCCCTACAGAAGGAAGAAATGGAGTACGCTAAGAAGAACGGGAAGGGTATTTAATGAAACTCCCAGAGGTAGATTTTAAGTCTAATCAATGGCTTGAGGTAGAACGCTGGCTAAAGGAATCCCTTGAGGACGTCAAAACCGCCCTCCTTGACTCCGGAAAAGACCCCATCGAAACCGCAAATCTGCGCGGCAAGGCGGCTCTTATTCGCACCATGCTGCGCTTTTCGTCACAAAACTGAACAGAAATTGAACTTTTAGGAGAAAAAATTGTCTAAGGAAACACTAACTGAGCAAGAACTTTTTGACCAGTATACCCACGCCAAGGCGTCCGGTAATGTGGAAAAGCTAAGTTCACTCCTCAGTGATAAGGTAGAAGTAGTAGCAAATGACGTAGCATCCCAGCCAGAGCCGCAGGTTCTGGAGCAAGGGGTAGTGGAGCAGGCGGAGGGCACGGAAGTCCCCGAGGCCACAAAGGACAAAGTCGAACAAGCGGTTCTGGATGATCCGTTTAACGGGAATGTCAATCAGGAGCCAACAAATAAGGAACCTGCTCCCGCTAATTCTAAGGACGCTGACAAAGCCTCCCCTGTAGAAACCGTAGAGACCCTACGGGCAGAACTGGCTAAGGTAACTCAGGAACGAGATACCTTTAAGCATCAGTTCAACAGCAACGCTGGACGCATTACGGCCTTCCAGAAAACGATTGCTGATCTTCGGAGCCGACTGGCTCTATTAGAACAGACTCAGCCGCGCAAAGCCGCTGACAAACCTTCGGTTAAGACGGACATCCGTAAGAACCCGAAGTTCGTACAACTCGCGGAAGCAGACCCAGCACTAGCAGATATCATCGGCGAACTGCTAGATGAAACGGGCAAGGGCATTCGAGAGGAGTACGAGACTGGACTCCAGAACACTACGCAAGCTGTCGCGGATGTGGAACGAGAGCGGTACATTCAGGGTCAGTTTGAGATAGTTAAGCAGACTGTCCCGAATGTGGAAGAGGTGGTGCAGAGTGAGGAGTACAAGTACTTTTTCAACAATGTAGCTACCCCCCGCATGAAGGCGCTATTGGAATCAGAGCACGCTATTGACGGTCTTGAAGGACTACGCATCTACGCCTCGTGGCTAGATAGCGTATCTCCTCAGAACGCACCAGCGGCTAAGACACCAGAAGCCCCACCCACTCAGAGCGATGAAGCACGGAAGCTCGCGGAAGCCAGAGATCGTAGACTAAAAGCCAAAGATGTGTCTAGTTCGCAGGTAACTCCACAGGGTAATGGTGGTGGTTCTGGCGAGGAAGACCTCGAAGCGCTATTCGCACAAACCACTAAAGCCGCACTACAGAGGGTAATGCCCCTGAGGCGGTAAACAAGGAGGTAACAAATGTCAAGCACTTACTCTGGTACACAATACGGCGATATCAGCCCCCGCGTTGGCGTAGTTGCCGTCGCGGAAATGCTCGCCATCGCCCAGTCTATTCTCGTTCTAGAGAAGATGGGCAAGACCTACGCTCTGCCTAAGAACAAAGGTCTGATTCTACGCTGGCGCCGCCCGGTGCCGTTTGCGGTTGCCGACACCACCCTAACCGAGGGCGTGACCCCGGCCCCTCAAATTCTTGAGTACGAGGACCTTGAGGTCCAGATCGCTCAGTACGGTGCGTGGGTTGCGTTTACTGACGTGATTCAGGATACCCACGAAGACCCGAACCTTAAGGTCATGTCCGAGCTTTGCGGTAAGCAGGCCGGCGACACTAAGGAAGCGATCATCTGGGGTGTTATCCGTGCTGGTACTGCGGTCATCTACTCAGGTGTTGCTACCTCACGTGCCACCGTCACTGCGCCTCTGGCGTATGAGGACATTGCTTCATCTATCCGTGAACTAAAGGCTAACCACGCCAAGAAGATCACCAAGGTGCTGAAGGCTGGTACTGGTATCGCCACTGAGCCGGTGCAGGCTGCGTACGTTCTCGTGTCACACACCGACACCGAGTTCGATTTCCGCAACATGGACACCTTCATCTCAGCGGAGAAGTACGGCTCAGGCAGCGTGATTGATCCTAACGAGATCGGTTCCGTTGGTCAGGTCCGCATCATCCTCTCACCGCACCTTGAGCCGTTCTACGGCGCGGGCTCTGCTACCATCACCGGCGTACTCAACAACGGTACCAACGTTGACGTGTACTGCTCAGTGATCCTTGCTGAGGATGCGTTCGCTGTAACTCCGCTTGCGGGTATGACCTCAGCCGCGATGGCTGTGACCAACCCCAAGATGGGTACTCCGGGTGATGAACTCGGCCAGCGTGGTTCAGTTGCTTGGAAGATGTGGTATGCTGCCAAGATTCTGAACGACAACTGGATGGTCCGTCTCGAACACGCTGTAACCGCTCTCTAATCTAACCACAAAAATAGGGGGGAGGTAACACTCCCCTCGGCTAACTATAAGGAGGCCAACAAATGCCTACATACAATTCTGATGCTTTCCGTAAGGGTACTCGCTACCGCGCAACTCGTGATGGTGCCTTTGAGCTATCTGCGTCTGTCCGCCTACCAGCGGGCCGTGCTCTAGTTTCTGGTGACGTTCTTAACTTCTTCACTGTCGGTCCCGGCATTGATATTCTGGAACTTTCACTAAGCACCTCAGCGCCACTACTAGACACCACTTCTGGTGTCTTCGCTCTTGGTACTGATGCAGACGCGAACAACTTCATTAACGCCGGTAGCACTGCTTTCCAGAGCGGTGCCCGCAATGTTAAGGTAGAACGTGCCTCGTTCAACGCTGTGTTTAACCCCTCAGTAGTTGTTCCTGCTACTGTTAATGCACCCCGCACGTCAGCGTCTATTGCTTCAAGTGCTCGCATTACGGCGCCTACCGGCACTCGTATTCTGCGCATTACTTGGGGTACTGCTGGCACGCAGACTAACTCGGATGACGTAGAGCGTATCATCACTCTCAGCGGTAAGTTTGCTCCGCTGGCGGTTACTACCCCGACTCAGATTCCGTATATCTACGCTGATCGTCGTGACAACACGACTCTCAGTTCTGGTGGTCTGGTAAGCTAAGCGGCTTGATGTAAGTTCTGACGCCGGGTAGCAATCACGCTGCCCGGCTTTTTCTTGAGATTCCTTCGTTAGTATTTAGTTGAGAATCTCTAATTACGTAAGGAGATACAATGGCAAAGTCACCTTCCAATAGCGCGGCAGTTGCTGCCGACGCGCCCAAGAAGCGGGGCCGTCCCCGCAAGACCCCACAACCTCAGGTGGTCGCGGCAAAGGATGCCGGCGAAACTTTTGAGGAGCTAACGTCACTGTTCGGCGAAGAGCCAATCAAGGTAGTTCCACTTGAAGACCAGTCGTACGAAGAGCTTTACAACAAGGCGGTTAACATCTACCGCATCCCCGTAACTAAGGACTACACCAAGGGCGACATCATCGACGCTATCCGCCGCAAGAAGGACGGCCGTCGAGTAGACGTGGCTATTGACGCCCGAGACGTGAACGAGATTCCGCCCGGCTGGGCTAAGGTTCAGTTGTTCAAGGACAACAGCCCGAAGGCGTCTAACCGCCCGCAGTACTTCATGGTCGGCGGTTATCGCTGCACCGTGCCGTTTGGTATTCCCGTGCTGATCCCTCTCAAGGTACTAGAGGTTCTACAAAATGCCGTAGAGTCTCGTCGTGTTGAGGACAACTCCGTGAGCAATCGCAACAGCGACGCGTCACGGTTTAAGACTGTAGAAGTTCACCGCTTTCCGTTCTCAGTGCTAGGGCAGACTCCGGGCCCCGACCCGCGCCCTGTGCTAGAGAAGATGAAGGCTATCAACCTAGCCCCTCGTGAAGCTTACCGTGACTACTTTGGTCGTTGGCCAACCAACGCCGAGCTTCGCGTAGCTATTCAAGATGGCGTCGTTAAGCTAAACCAACGCAGGAGCTAAAGACATATGGCAAGTACTTATCTGGAACTCACTAACATGGCCATCACCCAAGCGGGCGCTGACCTTGAGCAGCTTACATCAACTAACTTTGCTTCGCCTCCAGATGCGTACCACGTCAAGTTCAAGGATTGGGTTAACCAAGCTTGGAAAGAGATTCAGCTAGAGCGTGGGTGGAAGTTCTCCATTCAGCAGAACGTAGAGTTCATTCGGACTGGCGGCATTCGTACTGACTACGATGCCGCCAACGCGGCTCAGATCGTTACCCCCCGCTTTCTTAAGGGGGTAACTTCTGGCACTATCGGACAAGTAGGTTCCTACACGCAGCTACCCACAACCGCAGACTTTAGCGGCTTTGGTGGGCAAGGCAACGCTCTCCTGACTATCATCAGCGCAGACGGCCTGTTCCAGCTAGGCGAAGAGATTACTGTGTACGATGGTGCTGCTACGTACAACACTGTGCAAGACGACACTGCTACACCAGCGTTTGCTGGTGGCTTGGTGTATAAGGGCTTGCCGAGCTACAACTACATGAGCGCTAAGACGTACCCGAACTCAGTAGACACTGACGAGGTGTATCTGTATGAGGCGTTCACCGCTTCTGGCACAAACGGGCGCGTTTTAGAGAATCGGCGCAAACTGCGCTACCTAGACTACGCTGACTTCCGTGAGCTACTTCCGCAAGAAGTGACGTCGTATGTGTACGACACCCCCAAGTATTTCACCTACTCGCCTGATGGGCTAGTAGAGTTCTATCCAATGATTCCGTACACCACGGAGTTCTACAACAGCGCGCTAGTAAGTCCGTGGCGCCTAGAGTACAATAGCGAACGCACGGTACAGACGCTTGATCTGTACACTGACGTGCCTACGCGCATTCCAGCCGAGTACCGCGACATCGTTGCTTGGCGCGCGGTGATGTACTACGCTGATGACGACAGCAAGCCGGACAAGTTCCGCACCTCGCGCAGGCGCTACGAGTTCTACAAGCGCCGCCTAGAGGAAGAGTTGATTGATCTGCCTAAGTGGGAACCTAATCCCTACTACCCGAGCATCGGCGGAGGTAAGCGTTAATGGATTCTAAGTACGGTCCACAGCAGAACTACAAGGTAACCGCTGTTCCTCTGGACGGCGGTTTGGACTTTGTAAGCCCGCCCTCTATGGTACGGCCGGGCACGCTGACGGACTGCCTTAACTACGAGGTAGTGGACCGCAATGGCTACCGCCGGGTAGATGGGTATTATCGTTGGGATAACGCTTACGAGTTTGAGGACGATCGTCCGTACTACATTCAAGTAACAGAAACTGCCGGCGGCGCTTCTGCTGTTGGCGACTTCCTGACTACGTTTGATACTACGTTCTCTGACAACACCGGCTTTATCCAAGAGCGGGTGTTTGGCCTACTCCTAGATATTGTTCCTCCGCCGGATGTCGGAGAGCCGGCAACACTTGTGTACATGCGACTAGCATCTAGGGATGAGCCGGGCCCCGGCGAAAATGTGTCCACACTACGGACTGGGCCCACTCTGTGGACTTGTGTGAGTGCGGCCCCTCAACTATGGCCTTCCCTACTACCACTAGCCATTCCCCCCGCAGACGGATCAACCTCTAATGGGGCATCTTTGCTCTACCCCTCTTCTGACAAAGACTACGGGACTGACCGCCCAACTATCGGGCTAAAGTACTTTAACGACAAGGCGTACAAGATTACCGATGCTTTTTGCGCTACCTGTGAAATTCCTGACACCACTAGACTGTACGCTGGAGACGTGATCGGCGACGAGAATGGCGCTGTCATTGTCCTTAAGGCTACAGGCAACGACTTTGTTGGTAGCGGCACGGAAGGATATAATGTAGAAGTAGCGTGGCTAGGCGGGCGCACAAACACGGGCGGCGTAGATTTAGACTACGTCCACCCATTTCACCTGCCAGCGTTCTTTAACCCCGTTCTTGCTCGCACAGGGCAGGCCGTGACAAACTTCACATACATGGACACCTCACTGTACCGCCCAACTAATGCGGTCCTGTATGAAGCTGAGCGTCTTGATAGTTTGTTCTATGCGAGAGCGGCTGGTCGGCTGGGTGAGGGACTAGTTAACAATGCCGGCACATGCACGGCACCACCTACAGTGTCCATTACTGGCGGTAACGGGTTTGGTGCTAAGGCTGTTGCTATCTGGGATTCAACTAACGGCGTTCGCGGGCTAGCACTAACTAGCGCTGGCTCTGGGTACGGCTCACCGCTAGTTACCATTAACGGGGCTGGGACTGCTGCTGGTGGGTTTGATAGTAGGTCATGGCAGTGGGCTGGCTGGCGAGCTATCAACACTGGCTGGAGATTCGCCGCGCGCAACTGCGTGTCTGCCTCTGGCTTTCTGACTAAAGTAGACCGCACACGCGGCCCGCGCTCTCAAGAGGTGTCGTACAGTACTGGTAGTTCTAAGGGGCTGTGCTTTGGTCTAGATGGCCAGTTACAGGCTACCGGAGTCCCGCCCGTAAATGTCGTCGCCCAGTTTGGGGTTACGACAGACTCTGATCCCACCATTCTACACACGGCCGACGCTAATAGAGTAGAGGCTGGTCTGCGTAGTTCTGTTGTGTTCGGCCCGTTCTCGACCACACCTTTCGGTATGCGAGACTTTACTAGCGTCAAAGAAAACATCCCGACGGGGAGTGTGATTACTGGGTTTGAATTTAACTTCACGTACTACACTAGCGACTTTGACTCCAACACCCCGCCTGACGCTAACGACTTAGCGGAGTATCGCGCGTGCGCGGCTCTGTATAAAAAGTCCTTTGCGGACAATAACGTCCCGCAGTACGAACTCATTAGTGACGTACGTAAAGTAGACTTAACCCCTAACGCGACAGCAGAAGGCCCAGTTGCCGTGACCATTGGTGCTGCTGACGATCTGTGGGGAGTAGATGGGGCAACCATCGACGAGATTACCCCAGACATTGGGGTAGTCTTTTGGCTGGAGTTTGTTCCACGCTCAGGCTATAGCTTTGGCTACAAGTTTGAAATTGATACCGCTGACTTAGATGTTAACTACCGCTCTCCGCAGGTAAGCTATTACTTTTCAGGAAGTGGCAGCACTGACGGCAACGTTACTGAGGGAGATGCTGGCGGCGCCGCTGTTCAGCGCAACGTCTACTCAGCCACACTGGTTAACTATCACCGCTCAAATGGGGAGCTTACTCAGGGTAACTGGGCTGGCGACTGGCAAGTAGCAGACCTAGGCGTGGAGAAGTATTGTGGCGCAGGTAGTGTTGGTCTTATCAAAATCACCAACCAAGGTGGCGGGTACGAAACGCCGCCTACGGTAAGCTTTACGGGTGCCGGCAGTGGAGCTACCGCCACGGCCGTTATTGAAGAAGGCAAGGTAGTAGGTGTAATCATCACTAACGCCGGTACGGGGTGTGACGGAACTACAGGCGTTACCTTCTCTGCTCCGCCCGCAGGCCCCAGCGCAGTCACAGCCACAGGCTCCGTAATCGTGGGCGCACTGCCCGGCATTCAATCAGGTATGGGCATCTACCTAGATGAAAACCTAACTACCCGCGTAGGTTTTGTGTCCTCCGACATGGGGTACAACGGGCTAGATTCATACACTGCTTTAGAAGAAGAGGGCTCGCGGTATCAGATCATTTCTGCTAACTTCTACTCAGATGAGGCGTGGGAAGGTATCTACGGTGTGTCAGGCGCTGGACGGGCGTGGTACTTTGACGGCAACTACTTTAGCCGCATCTATGCCATTCCACTAGATGTAGAAGACTCCGAACGTAAGGATAAGCCGCGCAGCATCTGCAACTACCGCTATCACCTAGCACTAGGCTATAGGTCTGGATCAGTATTGTTCTCCGTCATCGGAGAGCCCGAGAACTTTAGCGGCGTGGAAGGCGCCGCGGAAGTTGGCATCGGAGACCGCGTTACTGGCATCTTTCCTCTGCCGGGCCAGTACCTAGCCGTGTTCTGCGAGAACTCCATTTGGGGTATAGCTGGCAAGACTACGTCTGAGTTTAGCTTGGAAAACATCAGTCCTTACTCTGGCGCTATTGAGTACTCGATTGTAGCTATCGGAGATAAGCCAATTTACTGTGACACTATGGGTATCTCCACGCTAGAGCAGTCCGACAAGTACGGTAACTTCCTAGGCACGAGGCTCAGCCACAAGATTAGCCCGTGGCTACTACCTCGCCTGACCGGCCTCAACAAGCGCAACTTCGGCGTAAACACTTCTGGCTTGATTACGGCCTATGCCGTTCGCGCCAAGAATCAGTATCGGCTGTGGTTTAAGGACGGGTATCAATTAGTCCTGTCTTTTGTGGGCCCAGAGCAAGAGCCACAGTTTACTTTTATGCGCTACCTCTTTGGGGGTACTGACGCTGGTGGCACACGACCGGAGACAATCCTGCAAAACATCACAGACAACGTATACCTGTCTGCTATTGATTCCGACGTAGACAGGTACGGTAACGAGCAGGTTATTGCTGCTTTTGATCTCAAGAGATCGGAAGTAACTGGGCTCGCACAGCAACGCTTGCTTAGACCAGCCATCCACAAGCTAGAGTATCTAAACCAATTTGGGGACAACATCGGGTTTGCTGGGGAAAATGAAGTCTACCGTCCGCTGGCTATTCCTGCCTACATACAGACGGCGTTTAGCACAGTTGAGAACCCTTTTGCTAGAAAGACTGTTCGCAAGATCAGACTGGAAGGCACCAGCCGGGGCCGCGCTTCTGTTTCTATTCTCACCGAAAAGAACTACAGCACTCCGGAAATTGGCACAGCAAAAGAAACTAGCTGCGCTCTTAACCGAGTAGAGGTAATTCCTGCCACTGATCCTAACGACTTCGCACCTGCTTCTAACATCGGTAATGTGGCCGAGTCCGATAGAGTCATCGCTGTTAAGTTAGCGCACTTTATTCCCGAGAAGAAGAAGGAGCTTAGGTTTTTAGTTTCTAGCTACGGCGGTGAAGATACTTACAGATCGTACTACGTCACTAAGGTGGGTGACCCGCTAGACGGGGAAATGGACGCAGAGCCAGCACACTACATTCAACTAATGCTTGTTCAATACGAGGAGGGTAGACAGGATGCTTAACCCAAGCGGTTCAATGACAGCGCGGAACTCTAATGGGGAGATCATCCGCAACGGTTCTTACGGCCAACGACGCCCCACCGACCCATCAGTCGGTAACGGGGCTCTACCAGCCGGCTTTCGCGGCGCACAGAACCGCGCCTATGTGCGCGAGGTGCAGCCAGACGAGCTAAGCGGCAACCGTATTACCGGGCTGCTGGATGCCAACAACCCGTACATTACCAACGCCCGACGTAGGGGCACGGAGCAGGCCGGTAGTCGTGGAAACATCAACTCCAGCATGGCTGCGGGTGCTGCTGAACGTTCGGCCATTGAGGCCGCGTCTCCGCTAGCCCTGCAAGAAGCCGGAGCTTTCGGCACCGCCGCAGGCCAGAATCTAGAGTATCTAAACCAGATGGCTTTGGAAGGTGCCCGCGATGATCGCGCTGAGTGGGATCGTATCGCGGCTATGGAAGCCTCAGCCCGCGCGGGCGGGGACCGGCTACAGATGCAGCGCGAGCAGCTAGCCTTCGAGGGCGAGCAGCGCGGTCTAGATCGTAGCCACCAGAACTACCGAGACTACACTGGTTATCAGTACAGCACCAGACGCGACAGCCACCAATCTCGCCTAGGTCAACAAGACTACGCCTTCCGCACTCGCACAGATATGCGGGCTATGCCAGCCGCGTTCCGCGCACAGATGATGCAGATGGCTATGGAAGACCCTGAGACGTGGACTCCGGAGCGTGTGGCTGCCTTCACTGACTTCTACGACCAGTACTACGGCGAGTCGTTTAGCTCTATCGACGACTACTTTGACGACTACTTCGGAGGCTACTAATCATGCTTAACCCCGGCGATATCCCCCAGACACTTAGCTTTAATCGAGCCGTCGCTGAGCCTACTGGCTTCGCTTCTATGGCTAAAAGCTTTCTCGGGTCCAGCCTCGGCGGCAGTATTCTAGACGGCATCGGCTCGGCTCTTGAAGCCCGCGCTAGGCGCAAGGAAGCCAAAGAGAACCGGCGCCACGAAGTAGATCAGGTCCGCAACGAAGGAGACGAGACTCGCCGCACGGCTCTGTACGGAATGCTACTTGGTGACTGGAAGCAGCGCAAAGACAAGTACCGTAAGACTCAGGGCTTGGATAACTACAAGGCTTTCGCCAATCAGGCGATCAAGCCAAGCAGTGAGTTTATGAGTCAGATGCGGAACTTTAACTCACCGAATCAGGTCCAAGACCCCGGCGCTGCTCCAGACCCGCAAGCGCTGCACGGGCAGCCGCAAGGCAACCCGCGCGACGGTGGGTATAAGCCAATGTACCGTGTGACCGACAACGGTCAGATCGAATCCCTCAACCCCAACATGCGCCCGAAACCATCGGCGCTTCGCCCCGGAGGCTAAGATGAACGAACAAGAAGAAGGCCGTATTGGTCGAGACCACCGCCGCCGCTACGAAGAGGCCATTAACTCCCAGTCAGGCACCCCGCAGCCCGAGGCTGCGCGGCAGGCGGAAGAGGCAGTAAAGCCGGCTAAGCCTAAGAAGGGCGTGCTTGATACTATCAAGGACTACTTCTCTGACGACGATAAGCCAGAGGACCCCAAGGCTACAAACCAGCGCCGGGATGCTGACCTAGCCTCAGCGGTAGGAGCTATGTACCTCAACGCTCCGGGCTCTAACCGCATGTACGCCGATCTGACCAGCAACGAGAACCCCGCCGCTATGGTGGGGGTTATGGCTGCTAAGGCAGCCCTACGCGCCCGTGAGCAGCTAGGTAAGCGCGACATGGCGGTAGATGACACAGTGTGGGCAGCGGAGAACGGCGTGCTCGAAGACCTACTCGACGAAGCCTTCTCTAACAGCAAGGCGTACACCGGCCTAGAGCCGGATGAGCAGATGTTCCAGACTGCCTACAGCGCGGCCATCTCCACGCTCAAGAACACGCAGGGGCAGCAAGGTCCTAAGCAGCCAACGCCCCAGCCATCCGCCCTACGAGGAGTAGCCTGATGTCTTTCCTGACTGACATGATTGGCGGCACCATCAAGAGTGCGCGCAACGAGATTAAGCAGAAGGAGGCCCTCAACGACGAGGAGTCTCGGTGGCAGCGCCGGCTAGAGTTCCAGAAGAAGCTAGAGCAAGAGCTAGAAGCCCGCCGTCCAGCGAGCACTGTCTACAAAGACGGTAAGATGATTATTCTCAACAATCGCGGTGAGCCTATCGGCGAGCGTGACGCCACCCCCCTAGAGCGTAAGAACGCTGATCTTGCTGGGCGTAAGGCTGACGTAGAGATGGAAGACATGAGTCCCGCAGAGCGTGAACGCAAGCGTCGTCTTGAGGAAGAGGAGATTGCCGACACCCGCGCTACTCGCGCGGCGCAAAGAGGCGCCTACGGAGCACAAGCTGCTTCGGCTATGGAAGACGTTAAGACAAAGAGACTTGAGCGCGATCTAACAGAAGACGCTTGGGGGATGCACGGCCCGCCCTCCGGGCGTGGCGGCGCTCTTGGACGTGCCGGTGCTGACTCCGGGCGTACTCCCTCTGTCCGCGACATGAGCGCTCTCGGAGGTACTCTCGGTCGGCTAGGAGTTCTTCGTGCCGAGCTTGAGCAAAAGGGCGACGCAGCCTCAGTGCTAGCGGTAGACAGTTTCTTTAAGCGTGCTGCGGAGATGACCCCGGAACAGCAGGCCCTGTCTGCTAGTCAGCTTGTGGCTGATCTTGAAGCAAGGACTCTAAAGTAACACATGAGCAGAACACTAGATAGGCTGTACGAGTATGCGATGCAACAGCGTGCTGCCGCTGCTCGTCAGCAGCGCATGAACGCTATCGAAGATGAGATTGCTCGTGATGAGTACGATCTCTATGGCCCCGAGTTTATCATGCCTCCCGGCTCTGAGCCGGAGCCTGCTGTCGTGCCCGAAGACGTGGGATTCTTTGATGCACTAGGTTCTAGCCTAGGCTCTACCCAAGTCACGATGGAGCTAGCGCGCGCTCGACACCAGCTAGAGAACGACGGTTTTATCGACGTGGAAGAAGGTGCTAGCCCTTATGCTATGACAGGCTTTGGGCCAGAACCACGCGCTCCTAAGCGTTACTCAGGACCTGCTGCTCAAGCGTACCTAGCCAGCCTTGCTAAAGCCGCCCCGCAGATTGGTGCTGCCGGTCAGGCGTACCGCAACGACTCTGGCTTTCTCGCCAAGGGCGCACTTGATGCTGCGTCTAACCCTGAGAACTATCTAACACTAGCCACTGCCCCCCTAGGGGCCGCTGCTGGCGCTGTCTTAGCTCCAGTCACAGGCGGCGTAGTAAACCCCGTAACTGGCGGTATGGCCGGCGCTGCCGCAGGCGCTGCTCCTATGCTGCGCAAAGCTTACTACATGTCCTATGAAGAGGGCAGACAAGCGGGCCTTACCCACGAGCAGGCGGTTGTTCGCGCTGCTACACAAGCCGGCAACGAGTACATCTGGGAGCTTATCCCCGGCATCAGTAAGTTCCGCAATCTGGCTAAGGGCGCTGGCTTCCTAAAGAAGGCTGGGCTGAATATCGCTCAGGAAGTGGGTCAAGAAAATATCACCACCGCTGCTGGTAACGCCTTAGACTTTGTTGGCACGGCAGGTGAGGGTGCGGTCGGGCGTGCTTACGAAAAGATAGCGCCTAAGTCATGGGGCGAAGCTCTACAGGATCAGGTTGATACTACTGGCGCGGCGTTGTTCGGCGCTGGTCCCGGCGCTGTCATCGGTGCTAAGATTGACCAGAAGGCAGAACAAGCAGACGCCGTCCGCAGGCTAGCAGACCTCGCTCGCCTTAACCCCGAGACGGCTCCTATTGCTGACGGTATCGAACTGGCCTCCAGCGTCTTTAGCCGGCTTCGTAATGAGTCTAATCAAGATGTAGGCGAGAGTCTTCTTGACCAGACGCTAGATAAAGATACGGCGTATAAACAAACTGCTGATTCTTTTCGTCCTAGCGACTTCCCCGGAGCCCGCCAGCTAGCAGGAAAGACCACTGTCTCTGCCGCAGACATCGCTCTCTCTGGGCTACCTAAGCCTAAGCAGGTTGAGCGCACGGCAGCAGAAGTACTGTCGCCGGAGCAAGGCTCTCTCTTCGATCCGGTGCAGGGTAGTCTGTTCGGGGAGCCTACCGACGCCGCGCAAGCCGAAGCTTCGCGCGCTCGTGGTGCTGCTGCGCTACAGCCAGAGGAAGTAGCCCTGCAAGGTGACGGTGCTGGCAATCTAACTGGCACGGTGTTTAACCAGCCGCAAACCTCTGATGCCGAGGCACGTACTCTCGCTACGCGGGAGCGCCTAAAGCAGGAGGAGATTGATCGCGGTGCCCAGCAGGCCGTTGACTTCTCCCGCGCCACTGTACAGATGGGCCCCTTGCGGGAACAAGCAAAGCAGATTGCTAAGACTAAAGAAGTCACCCCAGAAATAGAGGCAGTCACTAAAGACTACCTGCGCGCTAAGTACCCGCTGGCCTTCTCGGGCCAGAGCAACGCGCCCGCGCGCGAACAGCAGGCCGCTGCTGCGCAGGAGTACTCCGCAGTTCTCAAGGCTGACGTAGACGCCATAACGAACGTACTCAAGTTCGACGCCGTGCGTAAGTCACGCGCGGATGTAGGTAGTGCTAAAGCGCTACTGCAAGAACGTGCGGCAGGCCAAGAGCAGGCACTAGAGAAGCAGACGCGAGATAACGTCAACCGCAAGAACCAACCCGTGCCTGAGCAGGGTGAGATTGACTTCCGGTCACCTGATGGCCCGCTGTTTGACACAGCGCCGCAGACACCGCCCCAGATACCACCGGCACCCACTGCACCACGCGGGGTCAACCTAACTAACGGCGTAACCTTCACCGCTCAGATGGGCGGTAAGACCCGTCCGCTAAATCCCAAGAGCAAGCCTTACCCCTTTCAGCCCACCGTAACTGAGACTCCGAGCGTAGACGTCACGCCAAACAACACCGGCTTTAACACGCCGGGTCTACCCACTGGCACGAAGGTCAACTTCACGCAGGGCAAGACTGTGGCTGCCGCTAAGACTGCGGCAAAGGGCGGGGTCAAGACCGTGAAGCCTGCCGCCGAGCAGAAGGCGGAGCTAGACGCTATCGCCAAGCTAGCCAAGCAGAGCAAGGGCTCGCTCCAGTTTGACAACGAATCTTCTCCCGCTGTGTCTACTGAGAAGTTTAAGCAGCAGGCAAAGGTAGCGAAAGAGAAGACGGGGCTCGTCAAGCAGGCTATCTCTACGTCGTTTAACACTGGCGAGAAGCTGGTTAACCTAGTCAAGAATGTCTACAAGGACACCCTGACTGACGTAGACAATCGTCTTATCGAGAAGCTAAGCAACAACACTACGCTGCGTAACACTAAAGTAATGGTAGTGTCGCCGGAAGAAATGCTGCGGCTATCTAACGAAGGGTCTAAGCGCCGCTTCCAGATCAGTCCGTATGGTCTGTACCGGCCATCGGAGAACACCGTCTACCTGCGGGATTCTCAAGGTGATGGCACTACCTTTAGTGAGGGCGGGCTCAGCCCTGAGGTTATGCTACACGAGCTAGCGCACGCCGCCACTGTGGCGCAGCTTAATGCTTTTGGGAAAGGTGTGCTTAGCCCGCAGGCGCGGGATGCTATTAAGGAACTGCGTACGATCCAAGAAGAGCTACGCAAGTTTATGGAAGCTGACACCACACTCAGCCCGCTAGAGCGCGAGCTAGTGATGGAGGGCACCATCAACGAGAAGGAGCTTATCTCCTACACCTACACCAACGAGCAGTTCCGTAACATTGTCAAGGCCAAGACCCCGACTCTGTGGGAGCGCCTAAAGGATGTTATCGC